TATTGTCTTTTCAGTAGTGTCATTCACTATCAATGTTCCCTGACTCGCTGTCAGTATCTCTTCCCAAAGTGCCATATCTATTCTGTTATTCTGATTATGTTATCTTCTGTTATTCTTGTCTGAGCACCAGCTATAAATTTGCCTTCAGTCTCTCTCCAGTTGCTGCCTTTGCCAGGATCAAATGGGACCTCTAAATCAAATGTCTTGATGTTCTCTCCTTCTATTATGCGAATTAGTTCCACTAGAGTAGTTTGATCCTTGCCTGAATCATAGTCTCCTACCTTTTGCAACCTATATACTACACCATCAATGTTGATAAGATCCTTAAAATTAAGCAAGTTTATCATGTTGTTATCAATGCGTATGTAGCATGTCAACAGTTTACCATACCTTGATACAATCTCTTTCATGTATCTCTCATGATAATGAAACAGATTATTTGTGGTGTAGGCTGATGACTGATAAAACACAAAGTCAGGCACCCCAAAATTGAAGTCAAATGTAGGTGATGTCAAACTATCTAAGTGGCCCACATAGGGATATGATCCCTCGGTGGTGGCAATCCCATCCTCATCAATGTATTCCCATGTAGCTGCAGTCATTGGTCCAAGCTGCACAAGGAATGGCTTGCCTTTCTTGATTGCTATAGCTGATGTACCATCTTGCTCAGTCTTTACTTGAAAAGATCTAGGCATGATCAGACCAGTGTAAGTAGTCTCATCTAGTGGTATATTGACCAGCAGCTTCTGTGAGAATGGCAGCTTGAAATCTGTTTTATCTCTAGCAAATTGACTCTGAGAATCAACTACAAATGATCCGTATTGCTTCCTAACATCTTGCTGATATTGTGCATTGTAGTAGTCATCATCAGCATCAAAGAGAAAGTTGTATTTACTACTAGCAAAGTTCACTGTTGGTGTAACCTTGTAGTCCTTGCTATAATCCACAAGATTGGTCCAGTTTAATGCAGCATTTGAGTCATTGTAAAATTCATCCATTGTCTCAATCTCCATCACTGTAGGATTGTCCTTAGATGGCTTGACATATAGATTAAAAGCTGTAGTAATTCCCTTGAAGAAAGTACCACAATCCATGTCAGGCAAAAACGCATCCAAGAATACTGTGCCACCTGGCTCAAGTGATTGCTCAGCCTTGATGATGTTCAAATCAGCTGTATTGCTGGCAAGTGTAGTGCGCAGTTCAAATGTTGTAGGGATGTCATCAAATTCAACTGAGCTATCATAAACATTCCATAAAACAACAAATCTTAACTCATCATTGATGTTAGTATATATATCCTTGACATAGTCGAAGCTGATAGTAGCAGAATAGTCACCAGTACCATTATTAAAGAGTCCTTGATATACTACATCTTGAGAGATGATGAATCCATTCTTGTAAATCAATAGCCTCAATTTAAACCTTATCCATGTATCCACAATATTGGCTCCAGCTATTGTAAAGTCAATATTCAAGTCATGATCACCAACATAGTTAACTTTCATGATGCCCTCAGTAGCTGCCAAAAATTTCAATACTGTACCAGGTGTTTCAATCTGTCCGCTTGGATCAGTTACGACTGTACCATTGTAAGGATCATCAACAACTGTATTCTGTAGATTCTGCAATCTATTCCCACCAAAGAGTAACTGAGGCAAACCATCAGGCAAGATCAAAGTGTCAATAATAAAGCCAGCAGTATTGTTGCTTTCTGTAGTATAGGCTGAATATTGCAAGCTGTCTGCTGCTGTAATTCTAGGTAGCTCTCCACCAGGGAAAGCCATCAGCAATCTCTTGAATGTTTGTGACTCTAAGAAGTCAGATGTCCAAGTGATGCCAGCAGTTTCAAATGCTTTCTTCAAAATGTCATAGCAGAATACTTGAGGGGGAATATGCTCCACACCAAACGAAGTTACAGATGGCCTAGTATATCCATAGTCAATCAGTCCATAGTAGTAGCCTAGTCCATCCCAGTTGGCTCCAGTCTTGTTGCTTGTTGGTACACCATTCACCTGGATAGTTCCTGACCAGCTATCTTCTTGATTAGCCCTTGTCAAAGTATGTGAATATTCTGACCAGTTCAGTTCATTGACTCTGACCTTAGACAATAGTCCAATGTAGTCAATAGTCTCAGACACCATGATCAGATTGAATCTCCATGCACCATCCTTGTGCACACATTCAGTAAGCTGTGCTATCCCATTAAACTGCAATAGTCCTTGATCATAGTATCTAGCTGTGGCCTTCACAGATGGATCAAAGTTAAGGAATCCACTTGAGCTGCCATCCACTGGCTCTGATGCTGTCACAGAAAAGACTTGATACATCAGATATGTATTGTTCTTTGTACCAGGCAAAGTGATAGTCTTACTATTGTTGCCCTTTCTAGCTGCTAGATCCTTTACATCACTGATGTTGAATGTTAGTGGGAATGGCAGCCTCTCATCAAGATCTACTCGTATGTCATTTATAAATAACTCCATCTATCCCAATTGTGATGTGTATGTGTATGTTCTATCTATCTGCACAAGCTCTTGCATCAATCCATCCTTTCTCCTTTGCTTGAGTCTACTTGATGCGTTTGTCACCACCACTGGCTCAAAGTTACTGTTGCCGAAGTCATTCTGTAGGTAAACCTTTGGTGATTCATACAGCTCTCTGACTAGCCAGTTCTGTACATCCTCAGATATCCAGTCACTATTCAAGATCAATCTGTCATCAACAAACTTGCTGAAGCTGACCTTCTGACCATTCGGAATCAAATACTCATGATCATTGCCATCCCATGATCCTGGATCTCTTGTGTATCTATTTGATGTAATATCTGAGCTGTCCTCTGATAACTTAGTGAAAGTAAAACTATCCCATGCACCAAACTTATTCAGCCAGTGCAGTCTACGTCTTGAGTAAGGTGAGCAGTCTTGATCAATATATATCTTGTAGATCTCTGAATCTTTTGATGGTGTAGCAGTCTGCTTGATTTGTATAGTGTAGTAGTAGCAGTTGTTGAAATCAGCTTGTACTAGTGATGTACTTGATACCAGCATTGATGGCCCTACACTAATCAATGGTACCATTAGACCAGTTGCTAATGCTCCAGTCCATGTAGCTGATGCTATCAATGTGTTAGAGATATTATAGAGATTGACATATCCAGTACAGTTATCCCCACCACTATTTATGATGCTCAAGAATTTAGCCTCATTATAGCTTACTAATTCTCTTTTATGTCTTGGAAAGTCAGTCAAGAATAAATCACCTTTGCCGCCAGTATCAATGTCATAGTCTTCATAATTATAGTCTATCCATGTTGTATGTCGAAGTGATCCATTAAGAAAGTTAAATCCACTTGTTGCAGTCGAGCTCCCTAGATCCACAGTTGGAGGGGTGCCATACTTTTCAAATATCAACAAGGACCATGTGTAATCAGGATTCAATTCTTGTCCAAATGTAGAAGCCTCACAGAAGTTAGTGGTGATCACTGCCCTACCAATGGATGAGATATTAAACTTACCATAGATCCCACTTTCAGGGAATACTTGATGAGTCGAATGTAAAGTGGCATTGATGTACAGCTCAACAATATAGCTGAAGTTTGCCTGACCAGTCTCATCTGAGCTGAATACAACCTCAGTAGGATTGCAAATAGTATTGAATTGTTGTGGCTGAGTCTCTATTGTTATTGCCATGTTCTTGTGTTTTTTGTGAATGATATTTCAAACATCAATCCGGTGACAGCAGCTAGATCATTTGCTATCCTATCAAGGACCTCATTGCTCATGACATTGGATGTGATATTGCGAGGCTTGATACCATACTTGTTCTTTGTAGCTGATGCTGATGCATAGGCATGACTGAGATCATATCCTTTCCATTGCTGTATTGCCTTAGCATGATTCTTTGAAACATTAGGATACTTAAAGCTGTAAGGTGTTTGGAATTTATTCTGTCCTACTGGATTGACACCCTCATCTTGAAACTTGTAGTATTCATCCGCTTGTATCTCAAATGACAATGCTCCAGTAGGAAAGTATACTACTGATTGTGCTAGTCCTCCAGTATTGTTTACGTTAGTAAATATATACTCTTGGAATTGTGCTGTGACCTCATTGGCAAGACCTAGAATAAATTTCTCATAAGCTGTCTGAGGCTGAGTAAGTTCAGTCTGAGATATACCTAGTGAGTCAAGAAATTGCAGATCATCAGCCATGTCTTTGTAATATGTAATCTTGTTCCGCTTTCAGCTTAAAGAAGTTCAGCCAAAACAATGTTTTTATATATGGCTGACGCGTGATAGTGTCCACATCTTTGCCAAGCTCTTGCGCCAGCTTGAGGAGGATTCTTGTCCACGTAAACCATTCGCTGTCTCTAAGAGTTTCTGATGCATTGTCTGATTCTGATTCATCAGCCTCGCTGTCTGTATTCCCAAGATAGCGAGACTCCGCGTCTCTGATTCTCGCAAAAAAAAAGCGAAGAAGTTCAGAAATTCATCACCTGGAAAGGCCCTCTTAAATATCTCTTCCCTCTTCTTATTGGGATTCTGTACCTTGCCCCTATCATCCTCTTGGCAGTATTCCATGCCCTCCTCAATGTAGCAGATAGCTAATGCCTCACATGGTGATGAGCTGACATCCTCAATGAGCTTCATGTCAATGATCTGACCAGTCTCTATGGCACTAAAGTCCTTTTCAAATCTGTATCTCTTGCCTTCTATCTCAATGAATTCAGATGGCTCATTTGTGCTGTATTGTGATAGCATATTCAGAAGTACACTGCTGGCATTCATGATGTCATCAATGTGAATCTTCCTAACCTTGTTTATTGGCAGTCCGGTGAATATGCTGACAAGCTGTGACTGAAAGTCAAGCATGTTGACAAGTGACTTATCTGTCTGCTGGATGAATGGTGCCAGCATGAGCCACTTAGTCAATTGGTCCGGTCTACACTCTTGGATTGTCTGTGGATAGTTTACCTCAATAGTTTTCATGCTCTTAATATTTTGTATTGCCCTCTCTTACTGTAGTTCTTTTTGCTATGCCATGCCAGTGCCAGTGAGATCACCCCATCATCATGTAGCCCACTTGGTGCTGAATATTGTACTGACCTGGTATTCGGATTGTAAATATAAGTAAAATTCTCAAGCTCATCTATCAGCCATTGCTCTTCTATTATCTTGATCTCTGACTGTTCAAAGGCCAGTGCTAGATCCTCAATGATGATAGGCTTAGTCTTGCTGGTAGTGGTGAATGGATTGACTAGGTTACGCAGCCTTGATGACAGCATCTCAAAGAAGATATCCCCTTGATTGTTGACTTCTATCAATGTGACTGCTTGATATTGCTTGATGATGTCTGCTACCTTGTCAATGATCTTGGACCACTCATCATGCCGCCACCTTCCCACATATACCATCTGCCCTCTTTCATTCAGTATTGTCAGCACTGTGTAGTCATCTGCCCTACCTATGTCAAGACCAGCATAGCACTTGCCACCTCTCTCCCATGTTCCAGCTGACTGCCTCACGTTCTTGAATAGTCCGCTTGCATTGTCAATGAATTCAGCCATGTATTCCTGGCGAAAGATATGATCAGGCAGTGACCGCTTTCTCTCCTCTAGCTCTTGTGGTGCAATCATAGGATTGTCATAGGATGTGAAGTGGATGTACTTGTATCTGTCATCATAGTTAGGCTGCATACACAAGGCATGAAAATGATTCTTGCCCTTTGGTGTTGATATGAATATAACCTTCTTGCCCTTGACCATGACAGTTGCTGATAGCACCTCATTCCACAGCTCAGGTCTTGTGAAGGCCATCTCATCCACTACCATGAAATGAAAGGTATTTCCTCTGATATTGTCGGGCCGTTCACCACTGAAGAATTCTATTGATGATCCAAACCCAGTCACCTTGAGATCTGATTTGTTGAATTCAAATAGTCCGCTGTTCTTGACTGCCCTCTCAAGCTCTGCGAATACTTTCTTGCCTTGCTTGTATACTGGTGTCACCCAAGCAATCTGTGATCCTGGATGATTGATGGCCCAGTACAGAAGTTGATTGATTCCTAGTAAGGTCTTGCCAAACTGCCTACCAATATTCAGAGCATAGTATTTCTCGCTGCCTTGATTGATAGCATTGTGGATATGCCTTTGATTAGGATGAGGTTTGTAGCCTTTGATTGTACTCATTCATCAAAGTCAAAGTTATCAACATTTCTAGTCTCAACTTGCTGGCGATCATGCATACCAAATTTGTTCTTAGCATAGAAGATTCCTTTGCCTTCATTGGCCACAATATCCTTGCCTAGAGCTATGAATTCACCATCAATATTTTTTATAGTGTGCGATTTGTCTTTGTTCTCCCTCAACCAATCATACCATGTTCTCCTTGCAATTAGTTTCATTCCTAATTTCATTGGAATCCAAATCAATAAAAAATAATCTATAGTAGGAATTTGTCTATCAGGTACATCCACTACCTTACCACTGCCAGCTACATGTGGTTTAGTTTTATTGAGGCATTCTTGAACATATTCATATCCAAGGTCCTCCAGTTGATCAACTACCTCTTGAGAATATGCCATTATTTCAATTCATTAATTTTAGACTCTGCCCATGTTTTTGCTGCCTTGCCACCCCACAGAAGGTAGGAGATGTATCCACAATCTTCAGGTGTACCATTTTCATAGTAAGTTTCAGCTCTTGATAGATAGCTTATCATTCTTTTGATTGTATCTATTGAGAGCTTTTCTCTATTGCTGAGCTGCTGTGCTCTGACCTTGCCTACTTGTGTTGCACATCTGTTGCCTTGCTTCTCATTCAGCTCTATCCCTCTTCTAGCATTATTCACTACAGCATCAGGATAGTCATTATAGCTATCTTGGAATTCTTGCTTTGCTCTTTGCCATGATGACTTACATACTGGATAGCGTTGAGTAGATGGATATTCCTCTGTCATCTTCTCATCAGCCATGCATCTAGTTATGAATTCATTCTCTGACTCTGCTGGTCTTGGTTTAGGTATTGGCATTACTTGCAGTATTTAGTGTAAAATGTATAGGGCACCACCTTCATCTTTGCCAGGATCCATATCAGTGGCCTATAGGCTTTGAAGTTGTACTTCTCATATTTGGCTCTGTCACCTTTGCGAAGGTTAATTAGTGCATTTATTTTGGATTCGTATTCCCCTAGCTTTGTCATGTCAAACTCAGGCTTAATATCGAATAGCTCTCTAGCTTGTTGCTTTGTCAATCTGCCTGATCTGACTTGTGCAGAAAGGTATACTATTCTCTTGTCAATGCCAAATTTATTCGGCAGTAGAAAGCTCCCTACAAACTCAGTGTAAACATTCTCACAATGCTTGCCGCCATAGTCTTGCCATTGAATCAGTCGTTTCATTTCAAGCTCCATTGTCTCTCTATCGAATCCATAGTGGAATGGTCTTACATTCTTGATACCCTTCAGTGCATAGTACAGTTGATCCTTGAATGTAAATAATGGATAGTTAGTTAGCTCAGCTTGTGTATATGCCTTGTAGACTGATCTGATGTATTTAGCATCCATGTAGGTCCATGATGCTGGTGTTGATCCCTCCGTACGGAAGTCATGACCATTGAGAATGTACTTGATCTTGTACTTGTGTGCAGTGTCGTACATCAGCTTTGTCATGGCAATATCATTGGGGATATCTGCATCAGGCAGTCCAGCGTAAAGGAATGCTTCATTCAGCTTGTCATATTCTGACTTGTTCACCTGGTATGTGATTGCATCCACATTCAGCTTCTTGATGAGCTGCTGCATATTGTGCACAGCTTGTGGTGCATTCCAGTTGTTATCGAAGTGGATCACCAATGGCTTGAGGCCCCAGTAACGTACAGCAGTGTACAGTAGAACTGAGCTGTCAAGACCTCCACTGATCCCCATGATGCAATCATATTTGTCACCATAGCCATGCTCTCTGATTTTGTTGATAACTCCATTGAGCTCATCAGGATTTGACTGCTGCTGTAGCTCATCATGTAGATCACAATAGTTGCATTGCTTACTACCTATGACAGCGAAGTCAGAAGTGAATAGGCATCTTTTACATTCTTTCATTTGGTTAATATTTTAACAAAGTTATAGAAATCTTTTGACACAGAATCTGTTAAATGTCTGTTGTTGTATTCGTTCATTATTGACTCACAGATGTCATCAATATTCTCCCATTTAATCGAATGTGCAAGATCACCGTTGTATATTGATTTGCGGCCCATTAATCCCATTTGTAGATTGGTGTTCGGGCATCCATCATGAGGAGTAAGTCTCAAATTAATGAAACATTGAGAGTATACATCATAAAGTTCTTCCCTTGTGAATGTCTGATAATCTGCTTTAATAATAGGAATATTTATTCTTTGCTCAATCTGATCAATCAGTTCTGATCCATAAAACTCCTTACAGCCTTCGTTGTAATACCAATAAATACTATCACCTTTTGGAGCTAATGGCCAATCCTCTGCTATAGTAGCATTGAGAGGAAGGTAAAATGATTTGATTGATTTATTGTCAAGTGAGTTCTGTACATGGATGCTGATAGAAATATTGATGTGCTTGCTCAGTTCTTCAATCCATTCTTCTGGTAAGTCTTTAGCATCAGATCCCATCCACACAACAAAGCAAATACCTTTATGAGCAATCAATGCATGTAGATCTTCCTCTCTGTACATGCCAAAGAATACACATGGATTATTTACATTATTGCGTTCTGTGAGATTGTATTTGCGCATGATGTCATCCTCAAGTCCCTCAAGGCTTTGTGATATACAACATTCTTTAATAAAGTTTAATGAATTTACTCTGCGCATAGTTCATTTTGTAAATCATATATTTCAGGGAATGAATGAAGGAATGCAATCTGTTCTTTGCCGGTTATGCGTTCACTCTTTAACTTGCCAGTCCAATGATCCTCAAATTTATGTTTATTCTCCCACTTATCTGTACTGATTGACAAGAATTGTATCTCATCTGCATCAAATATTCCAATGGATGCATCACTGATGATTGCTCTCAGCCACATGGCCCAATCAAGTCCGCTGTTCAATCTCTTGTCAAATGGCTGCCAGTTGATCTTGTCAAGGAATCTATTTGATAGCATTCTGCCAATACCTATAGGCTCATAGGATCTAGGTCCTTTGCCGTATCCAGTCCAGTTGACAAGTCTGATCTTATCATCCACATCAATGAAGTGACATCCTAGCTTCCCTACCATGTCAAACTCTTTGAGCTTATCTTCAGCCTCCTTGATGTAATTATCTGACACCCAATCAGATGAGCCAACAAATAGCACTCCAGTAGGATTGTATTTCTTAGCTGCTATGAATCCAGCATTCCACTTCGCACCTAGTGGATCATTGGATATCTCTATCCACTCGGCACCTAGCTTGATGCACAGCTCCTTATCTTCAGGATCATGGCCCATACAGATGACTTTAACTCCAGCCTTCTGAAGTCTTGTGATTGTGATCTTTAGCAGTGGCCTTCTGCCATTCACTGGAATAGGAGCTACAATCATGATTTCAATGCATTAAGTAGGTCAGCTTTCTTTGGTGCTGCTCCTAAGTTTAGTCCTCTATCTTTTTCCAGTGCCTTCATATCATTGTAGCTCATGCTCTCATAGTTATATTGTTTTGTTCCAATAAACTGAATCTTAGCTGGTTTAATCTCTGCGTTGATGTTCTCTTGAATGTGAGCTGCTAGATCTCTCATTGCATTCCGTACACATGTGCCACATCTCTTGTTGAGCACTATGCCCTTGTTTAACTTGAGCCACATGGACAGCTCCTCTTTTAGCTCTTCATTCAGTGCAAAGGATCTAGTCTTCATAAATCTTTGCGTTTGGCTCATCAGCTCATTTGATATCATGGCTTCATAATTTTAAGTAGTTTCTTCTCTAAGGCTGTGCCTTTTATCTTTCGTCTGAGCTCTCTGCTATTGTGCAGCTCACGCAAAAGTATTGCACCAATCATGGCAAAATACTTGTCCTGATCAGTCATTACTTGCTCTCCCATGATTGTATTATATCAGCTAGTAAATATGTGATGAATGCTATGCCAACAGTGTGCCAGTCGTACATCAGTAATAAGATTACTGAAGTCCAAAATGATAGGCAGCTCCAGCAGTTTAGTGGTTTAACATCAGGCAGTTCAAAGGTCATCATTGCTCTTGATATTCCTAGGCTCGCCAGTATGAATAGAATATAAATCATTTTTAAATTGTTTTATGGCACCATGTATGACTCTGAGGGGCAGATTTGTTTCTGCTTTGATATCTCTATAAGTCATCCCATACAGATGCATCTTAGTTAGTTCTTTACAAAATAGCTCTTGATCATCTTCAGGAGACTTCTGCATGTAGTTATCAAGATAGCATTGATATTCTGATAGGTCATCATCTTCTGTCTCTTTGAAGGCAACATCTGTTTCGAATGGGAGCAGACGTATTGGGGGATTGAATTTCTTGTTGAATTCACTGCCAGGCCATTTCCACTGATTGTAAGCATACCTTGCAAATGTTCTTGGAAGATCGGCCTCTTGGATCTCGTACTTACTGAGTATGATGAATACATCTGAGACAAGGTCACGGTATAGCTCTGAGCCTCCAGTGATCTTGATAGCGATATTGTATGCCTCTTTATTCCAAAACACATCCCGAAGTTATTAAATATTTGAATACCTCATTGATAAATTGTTCTGATACTGGCTTGCTATTACAAAACCGCCACAGCTGTGCGTAGTTCAAATCACTATCCTCTGACAGATGAGTCAGCTTGTAACGATTGGAGAGCCTCTTATGAAGCTCTCCTCTCATCCAATCACTTAGGCTTACATCAGAAGGGAAGGTCATCTTCAAATAACTCATCTGCTGCTGACTTTATTTTATCACTTGTATTCTGCAATACTGGTGCTGGTGCTGGTGCTGGTGCCACATAAGGCTCTTTGATTGCTGCACTCATGTACTTAACTCCTGATTGAGCTGTCTTCACCCATAGTGAGATCTCAAGCTCCTTGCCTTCTACATTGATCTTGCCTCTGTAGTCAGGCTGATTGTCGGCAGTCTTCTTATCGTTTTTGAAGATTGTTCCAGTGTTGATTTTCTGTTCCATTTTAAAAGTATATTGGTGTATAATTTCTGATTTGTTGAATGGTCATATCTATGATCATTTGCTTGATGTTCAATGGCCCTCCTGGACATTGAATTGGTGCTGCTGTTATAATATCACAAGCCATGCTAAACCACTTTAATACTAGGCCCCTCATACTCTTCTGTGGCATTCAGTTCCTCAATCAAATGATCTGCCAGGATAACTGATTTTTCCACAAGTGTATTCATTGCTTTGCCTTCTGATGCAATGATCATTGCTGCTAGCAATTCTGTTGCTATTTGTTCACGTTTCGTCATTATTTCTATAGATTAAATTAGTTACCAGTACCCATAAATTTTCTCCTGGTTTCCAAGTCCTCAAGGATTTGATCCAGCTTCGCAGACACCTCATGATATTCCTCATTTGTCAAAGGTATTAAAGAAATTTGAGTAAAGTAAACCCTCCAATACATTGATTCAGACTTGATATCATACACATGCTCTTGTACTATTTCCATCACTTATTGTTTAGCTTGTTAATATACTGCACATAAAACTCTGATGCATGTCTGAGCCTCTCCAGCATTGCCAGCTCAAGCTCAATGTCACGTTCATATCTGATGACTGTGATACGTTTTGCTGCATCAATATGGTCCACTCTATGCAGAGACATGTTATCCCACTGATTAAGCAGTCCAAGCTCATTTTGTGGATCTGTTGATACCATGCAGTAGATCAGTTCAAATGATGGCCTATCATACAGATACATGTAGGCTCTGCCTTGCCATTCATAAAGTGACTCATCACCATCCTCTGCTGTTGCTGGCCACGTCTCAAGTGACCATGATGTCTTGATGTCAATGATAGCCTCATCCAGTAGGATGTCGCACTCACCAGTCATCAGCTCAGTCTCTAGTCTGACCTTGTTCTTTTTGTAGTCAGTGAATCTGACTGCATTGACTAGATCAATACTGTCTTGCTCTTGCTCAATGCCCTTGATGATGTACTTGTTATTCAGCTCAATATTGTAGCCGTAGAAGTCTTGTTTTGCAATTGACTTGATGTAGCTCTTTGCTGTTTCTGATAGGACCTCTGACTTGCTTCTAGCGTTTGTCATGATCTTCCCTATGCTTGATGGATGCCATTTCATATCTCAAAGTTTTGTTTGATGTAATCTTCTGAATTCTCATAGCCTTCTGACTTGTACTTACCATCAATGTAGGCTGTTGTTATCTCAAGCTCTGATGCTTTACAGAAATGCTTGATCCATTGCTCTCTTAGGTAGTCACTCAATTGTGACCACTCTTCAGTCTGCATATATTCTGCGAGTCTCATTATTGCCATTGGTTTCATAGTTTTGCCTCCTGATCTTTAGTTAATAAATAGTTTGTTCTCAATTCCTGAGCTGTATACTCACCTCTTGCAATCTTAGCAAGTGCCCTACCAAATGCCTCATCTGTAAGTGATGTCTTAGCTGCTGGCTTTGGCTCTTCAGTTGCCTTAGCTGCTGCCTTGCCATCATCATCTGTTGCGGCCAATGATAGGATGCTGGTCAATGTGTACCTGCGATAGTAAGAAATGGCACTACCTAGCTGCTGGGGATTCTGTAGGTCAGGCAGTTTCATCATTGATTCTACATGTTCACCAGTGTCAACATCTATAATCTTAGTGTAGACCATTTGGTCAATGATAGGCTGCATGATGATCAGTCCATTTTCCATCAGGATATTCTCACATGCATCTAGTACAGCATTGAGATCAGCGTATCTTGAATGATGTGACTGAGCATTCTTGTGGACCTTGCCAATTGCCAGCTTTGCATTATGCAGTTTT